AGAAAAAATTAACGAACGAATCGATTTATTACACGAAAAAGTAAATCAAAAAATATCAAGAGCAGAACTTAGTGGCTGGTTAGTCGCAGTCTCTGCACTAGTGGTGCTTATTCAAGCAGTAATGTAATTTAATCCCGAAAGGGGGAAAAATGACCGAAATAATATTAGTATTAACAGTCTCACTTATATCTATTGGTCTTCTTATATGGATAGGTGTAATGAGCAACAAGTTTTTTAAGTATTTTAGAGAGATAGCACAGGAGATTTATAATGAGCAGAAAAAAAATTAATAGATGTATTGAGTGTAAAACGCCACTCAAAAACATACAAACAAATCAATGGATGTGCGACCAATCACCAAGTGTGTGTAAGATGTCCACAAAAGTAATATTTTTAAACAATCCAGCAGATGAGGAGGAAGAGTGAGTATGGAAATACTAGTAATACTAGGAGGATGCACCTTCTTGTATGCTTGTGTGTTCCTTAGCTGGCTGAAGTGAGCCCACCTTGTCCAATATGCCAGTCAATATTATTTGAAAGACACGCAGGGCTTTACTGCTATAATGCAGAGTGTCCAGCATTTAGTCAAAAAGTAGTAGCTTGTTGTGAAGGAGGGGCGTGTTAGAAACAATATTTGTAAAAATACCATCGTTAGATGATAACGAATTAATCCCAACACTACAAGATTGTTTAGATAAAGCAGAACACCCACAAAGAATACATATTGCTGTATCTCTTATATATTCAGATAAGAAGCATTTAGAAAACTTAGTAAAATTTAAAGAAGCTAATTCAGAAGCTAATTTGCAAATTGTTACAAGAGAACTAGATGTTAACTTTCTAGGTGTTGGTAAACAAAGAAAAATAGTAGGGGATATGTTTGATGGTCAAGACTATGTTTTACAAATAGATTCTCATACTTGGTTTTGTGAAAACTGGGATACAAAACTTATAAATTTACACGATGGAAATGATAAAACAATACTTACTGCATACGGTGGTTGGTATTCGTATGTTGATGGGGTAAGGGCACCATTAGGCACGGGTAAACTTAGATACACCACAATAGTAAAAGGTGACAGACAATTTATATCATTTACAGATGCTTGGAAAGACGAACCTATATATGGAGATTTAAGAGAGTTCATACCTATGCCTAAGTTCTGTGCAAACTTTGCATTTGGCACTAAACACTGGGGTATAAAGACAGGTCTAGTTGCCGATTCAGTATTTTGGAGTGAAGAACCATTGCAAACAGAATATTTAAAAGTAAATGGTTTTAAATTTTTATATCCAAATGTAGATGAACCACTTATATGTCATTTATATGCACAACATATTACAGAAGAAAGTCACAGAGAGTTTTACACTAACTATCTATCAGAAGAAGAGCAGGAATATTTATTAAGCTACGATACAGAAGTCTATCATAAACATATGGAACGAATAAACAAATATGTTAAGAAGTTGTCGAGACAAGGAGCAAGCTAATGGGATACGGAATGTATAAGCCGAAAAAGAAACCTAAAAAGCCTAAAAAGCGAAAAAGGTAATAGAAAGCCCCTCTTATGAGGGGCTCTCTGTAAGTATATACTTATAGTAAAGGCTCCTAATTATTAATTAGTATTCTTAGCTATGGCACATACCGTAGTTGATTACCCTGTCAGTATATCATTTAATGATTGATAGTGCGTTATTTACTCTATCAATTGTGTATTGCAATTCACTTACAAAATGATTTAGTTGAGCTCGATTCATATCTAATAATTCAAACTCGTGGTCTACTTCATCATATTCCGGTGTCGGTCCACCTTCGTAATAATATCCGTAGTTATTCACAGTGTCATCTAGTCTCGCTTTATGCGATTTAGCCCATTGCTTTATTGTCTTGTCAATTTGTTCATCAACTGTCTTTGTATCAACAGCATTTTTCATCATACTATTCTCTCTTTCTTTTCTTATGCTAACACGAGGGTGTGACAGAAAACTATACTGATAGTATGTTTTATTACAAAGTAGAAGTGTTAAGAATAGTAGATGGAGATACGGTAGATGTTAGAATTGATTTGGGTTTTAATGTGTGGCATAAATGTCGTGTTCGACTCGTGGGCATTAATGCTCCGGAATCACGAACAAGAGATTTGGAAGAGAAAAAACGAGGGCTTGCTGCGAAACAGTGGCTTATTGATAAAGTAGAATTCAAAGACGTAGAAATGCAATCTCACGGCACTGGCAAGTATGGTCGTGTATTAGGTGAGTTATTTGTTGATGGTGTGAATATAAATCAACTTATGGTTAAAGAAGGTCACGCTACAGAATACGACGGCGGTAAGAGATAGTAAAAGTGGTGGGCTACTCTAATATAATTCACGCCTGCCTCAGTCTTACGACACAGATTAGATTTTCTCTAACCTAGGCTCCACCCTTTGCCTTATATCAGTCCGGTTATGTCGGGCACCTCTCCATATGAGTATGAGAGGAACAATACTTGCCCTTGCAGTCATATAACCACTTGCTGTTCAACAGCCCAGTAGATACTCGAAGGGTTTCTCAAACGTGCGAAAGGAGGGCAGCCCACCTAAATTTATAGCTGGTCTCTCAAATCTTCTTGCAACATCATCTGAGCAACAGTTATTCTTCTACTACCAAGTTTAGTCAGTTCTTTTATCATCTCGATAAAAACATTAAGTTGACCGGTTCTGAATTTATATAGTGGGTGTCTTGTCTTCCCAACATCTATACCACTCTCAAATTTCTTGCAATACATTTCTATTTCTTTTGCTCTTGCATAATAAGCAACAGATATTTCATACATAGTAGAAATACCACTAGAGATAGGTGCTTCCTCTCTACCAAATATCACATCTGAATAATGTTCTATTTCTCTTTCGAATTGCCTTACTTGTGTCATAACATTCCCGTGATGCTCTATTGAATCAAAAGATATGTCTAACATCTTATCTTCATTGTCTTTAGCTAACATTGTCTTCCCTTTCTTCGTCGATTATGTATGAATAAAATAAATTTAAATATTGATTTCTTTTCTCTACAGGTATCCAGCTGTTGATAATAACAGCAACATACATAAGTAAATTATTAATTTTCCTATGAGCTGCTTTTTCATTCATCTTCTAAATCATCTTTAACTCTACTAACTACCATTTCAGATATTTTTAATAAAGTTTTGAAATTCATTAAAGAACCATTGACAGTTTGTAACATTTGTGACCTAAGTGCTTGAGAGTTTAAGTCTGTTAACTCTACCTCTATCATAGACTTTCTAAGTTCTTCCATTTCTTTTACTGTAGTTCTAAGTTCTTCTAAATTATCTAAGAATTCAAAACTATTTTCTAATTCGTTGTAATCCATAATTCTCCTTATTGTATACAACCTTGGTGTTCAATGAACTGGTAAAACTCTCGAGGACTGCTTAGAATGTGATTTAGAGAAACCCCGAAAAAACATCCAGCTGTTGCAAGCTCTCCTTGCACTCTATTCCTAAAGTTGTATTGTTATTATAACACCAAAATTAAAACGGTGCTACGTCTCCGATTTCTAACTCAAATCCAATTGATGCAGAATAAAGATGAGTTGTTCTATGAACAATCTTGAAACTATCATTACCATATGAAAAGTTCTTTAGTATATCTTTTAAATCTAAAGTTTCAACTACATACTTTTCAATAGCATCTAATACTGTTCCACGAGTTTGCTCGGGATAAGCAAGTTCAAAATTTTCAGTTCCATAGTCACTAAATGATTTTAAATCTTTCAACCATTTCTTATACCATTTGTTTAGCTCATCCATATCTACTGAATACAAAGGCACATAGCCATTGATAACGTATCTACAATCAGCAGATGCTCTATGTTCTAATTCAATGTCATCTATTTTCTTTACATCTTGCAATATAAAATTATGTTCCATATTAATAATCTACTTTCTTGTTAGGACGATTTTGTGTTGCTCTTTCAGCATCAGCAATATCCATACCTAACACTGTGTGTCGGTTACTTCTTGTTTCACTCTTTGCAGCGTGAACAGAATGTTTGAGATAAGTTGCTGGTGTTTCTTTCCAGTTCTCTTTTCTCTTCTTATAGTCAACAGCGAGTTTTCTAGCTTTTTGCTCGGGACTCATATCAGCCCAGTTATTAGCTTTAGCATTTTTCTCTCGTTGCTTTTTTCTACTTTCATCATTAGTCCAATACTGAACTTGATTTCTAGTAAGACCTAATTCATCAGCAATCTTCTGTTGGGATAAACCAGTAGCACGAAGCTCTCTAGCTTTCTCAATTTCTTCTTGCGTTATTTTGTAACGATAGTCGTTTAACATATCTCTCCTATTTAATTATCAGTTACTAACACCATACCAAAAAATTTCGGCTTTGTCAAATCATCTACAACATTATTTACTAGACACTCTCTCTCAATAGTTAAGTAGGTATAGTTATTAGGTTTAGTTATATAGGTATAGTTCGTTG